CGAAACGTCAAGAGATGTTGGCATGCATGAGTTCTACACCGCTCCAGGTGAACGAATCTTTTTTGTTGTCCACATCATCCTTTCCACCATATTGCGAATGATATATGGTGTGTTTGCTGCTTGCGGAGGAATCGGAACGGAAAATAAGAACATGCCTATTGCAATTGGCATGAGTTTTTTCGGTGGTTCTGCACAGGCATTTGCAAGTGAGATGTTTCGTGTTCCATGGAATTCGTTGACACTTAAAGTCAAACACGGTGCTAACAAGGAGGAGTTAGTGGCTGCAAAAGATCAACTAGAATCCACTCTTCTTTCCAAATGGTGGATATTGGAGTGGGATGTTCAGAAGTGGGATATCAGTATGCTGGCCACGTTGTTAGCTAATGTTGCGCGTAGTTTTGGCGCTTTTTATCAAATTGGTGATGACGACAAGTCCAAGCTGTTCATGGCGTTCTTTCTGCGAGCCATAGAATGCCACAAATTTAAGGCATTCAATTGTCCAAGTGGCAATGGATGGTTTGCAGTTGCTGCGTCAATGATGAGCGGTTCGTGGGACACCAGTTTCATGAATTCTGCATGCAACTATGTGGCGCAAATTGTGTGCCTCATGGAAATCAATCCGGAGTTTTTCAAACTACCAAATTGGCGCGAGTTTCTCACAATTAAGGTTTTTGGAGATGATGCATTGGCGATGTTTTCTCGGTTGCATTGGACCGAAGAAATGCTTCGCAGGGTCCCAGAAACGATGAAGAAAAACTTTCGCTTTACCATTCCCGAAGACGATTTCAAAATTCACACCAAAATATTGGAATATTCCCATATTAGTGGTTTTTCATTCGATAAGAAGACAAATTGTGACCACGAATCCTACGATAGGGAGTGTCACACGTGTGAAGGACGCTACGATCTTGGTGATTATCCGACGTTTTTGAAATTTCGATGGGTTCTTGTGTACTGTCCTAGGTGCTCAAATATGTTTGAAGACACCTTTCACTGGGCATTTGCGCGTGAAGGGTACAAGGTGTTACCAAAGTTGTTTGTAGATAGCACCAAGCCATTGACTCTCAAGAACTTGCATGCCAAGCTCATTGGATACCTCTACACGGTTGGCGTCACTCCGTCAATCTACTGTGTGATTCGGGAGTTAATGGAAATCATCATGGATGGAGGGGGTTCTGAAGTCGGTCCTCAAGATATGGATCCAAATTTAAACATGCGTTTCGGTCTAAATGCGGAATGGTGGAAATTGGAAAACTTAAAGGAGGTCCCTCAATACAAGACTCTCGTCGATCGCATGGTGTGTCCATTTACGTCTGGCGATCCGCTGTTTGGTACTCACAAAGACAAGGTTCCCATGCCCGTAGTGCGGGCCGCTAAAAGGTATGACGACTGGAAAGAATATCGTCATGCTCTGGCACAGGTCATCAGTGC